GGAGGGCTGGCTTTCCGACATGGAAGAACCAACGATTTCGACCAGCAGTTTGGTCAGGTTCCGTTTCAACTCCAGCACCGATTTCGATGCCGCCGGAAACTGTCTCGAAATCCCGTCAAGAGCGGTGCCTAGACCCTGGATCTGTACGCTGACAGCCTGGATCTGCTGGCGCCGCATCTGCTCCGCGTTGAGTTGCGCGGTGCTGGCCTCGTTCACGCCCAGCGCGGACTTGTAGTCCTGCAGGCCGGAACCGGACGGCGCTGCCTGGGGCTGCGGGGAGGCGAAGGGAGTTTGTGGGCTGGTCATAGAGTTGACACCAGCGGCTAACGCTTCGAGCCTCTCTTGCGGAGGGCTTTCTTCGCCGACTTCATCGGCGTGTTGAGTTTGGTCGCTTTGCTCATGTTTCGCACCACTGCGTTCGATTGGGGCGACTGCGCGCGGACGCCGCCGCCCCGCGTTTACCCTTGCTTCGGTAGGGGACCGAACCTGTTACGGTTCGCTCGTTCTACGCGGAGCAGGTTGGCCTACTTCTTGCCGCGCTTGTGGCCACGCTTCCGGCGATCACAAATAGTGTTCAGAGGGATCATCGAGGCAGCTCCTTTCCGGCAGCGGGCAAACAAAAACGGCGCCCCCGGCTTTCACCGGAAGCGCCGCTGTTTTCACAAACCCGTTGCGCTAATCCTTCAAACCTAGACTATGCCTGTATGTTTTGTTCTGTCAACCCCTTTCGGCGGTCTCCACGCGGCGCCGGGGCTGGAAAGGGCTTCGGGCGCACCTCCCAGACGATCCGCCCGGCGGGCGTTCCCTGGCTGAAATTGATCTCCAGTTTGCCGGTCAACTTGCGTTGCGCGATAGTCTGGATCGTCTCGCGCAGTTCGTGGGCTGAAAACAGCAGGCGAATCATGTTAACTCGTCTTAACGGTAGATCTTGTCCCTTGATCTTTTTGCGCAATCGAGGGCGGTTTGCGATTTACATTGGGCCGCCCCGGCCCGCCGCCATCGCCCTGCTGTCCCACGCTGAGGTCTTCCTGCAAGGCGTGCATCCATTCCTGCTCGACCTCCCACTTCTCTGGCTCGGTGACTGGAGGTTTGCCATTACGCATCGCGGGCAGTTCGCCCATATTGAGGCCCAAGCCCTTGCCAATGGTATGAGCCGAAACCGTAACGCCCGCCTTCTTAGCCTGCATCAGAATCAGGTTGCGTCCGATTCTCGACACCTGCGCCTGGCTGTACGGCTCAATCACATATGAAAGCTGTTTGATTGTCCAGCGCACCCGTTCCCACTGGGTGTAGATCGACGAGCCAGCGCGCGGATCTTCGCCCGGCAGATGCGAGGGGATGAGTTCGCCGGGACGAAAATCGATCATCTCCTGGACCGCGCCATCTTCGCCCAGCAGGTGGAACACCTTCTGCGAATCCCAGAATTGCAGCGCCAGCGGGTAGAACAGAGCGTCCAGTTCCTGCGTGGCGACCTCGCCGCCGCGGGCGATGTCCTGCACTACCGGGCCGGCCTGTTCCAGGATCTTTTCGATGGAATCGGCGCTGGGCACCTGCTTAGCCTTGGCCACCGCCATCAGATCCTTAACCACGCTCAGGTTGTCCAGATTCTCAAACAGCAGCGAGACGACCTGCAGAATCCACTGCGGGACGTCCCAATGCTGCACCGGCAGCAACGGCTCGATAGGGTTGCCCATGCCACTGCTGACTTCGACCGTCTGCCCTGGCTTGCGGGTGTTGATGCGCGCCATCGCCGTTTTGTCGATCAGGTTGGGGTCGTGCTTCAGCGGCGGCTGCAGGCGCACCAGCACGCTATCCACCACCGCCCGCAGAATCTGGTTGATGGCTTTCTGAATCCGCCAAGTATCCTGAACGATAGAGTGGCCCAGGTACTCCCAGGCGTAATCGTCGAAGCGCATCGGCACTAGCGGCACACGACCGTGCAGGAACGGGCTGGTGCCGTCCTTGAGGATGCAGGTATCGGTCCAGATCACCCGGCGCCGCAGCGGGAACAGGCGCGCATCGTCCTCGTCGGCGGGCTTCATAATCATCTTGCCCTGCAGGTCGCGCACGCCGGCCGGGATCATCTGCCCCACGAACGGCACTTCGTACTGCCAACTGGTCCCTGGATCGCCCATCGGGATGCGCCGCCCGGTGTTGTTTACGGAAGTGTCCATGATGTAGGTGGTGTAAACGTCCACCACCGGCATCTGGCGTCCGAAGGAGCGTTGTGGGGTGTCGAGGTTTCCCAGCACTCCATTGGGGTTGCCTACCGCGCGCTTCATGCGATCCCAAGCGCGGCCGATCCAACCCGGTACGCTACGTGAAGGCTCAATCTTATGCTGCAATGCGGGATAGGCCGCGAGCACCAGGTGCAGCGGCACCTCTTCGCAGACTGTGACGGCATACGCTTTCTGCAAATCGAAGTCCTCGGTCAGCATGACCGGAAGAACATCGGACGGGCCATGCACCTTGCAGGCGATTTCGCCGTCGCCGAACCCGTAGAAATTGTTGTCCCACCACAGTTCCAGATAGGCCGTGCCGAGACCACAGGCGTACTGGCAGCCTTGACGGTACTTGCGATCCTGCTTGGTGACGATCCACCACAGGTTTTTCATCTTGTTGAGCCGGTCCACACTGACTGCGGCCTCTTTCTTCTTCGTCACCGCCTGGCCGGCTGGCTTGAGGTTCGACACCGTGGCCACCAAATCGCGGAAATTGCGCTTGATGCGGTTGACGTGTACCGTGGAATAGCCGGTCAGTTTCTGCGGCATGTTGTCGCCCGACAGAATCTCGTAGGCGCGCGGCAACTCCGCCCAGGCGGGCTGTGATTCGATGAACGCGCGGCCCATGTCGCGCAGTTCCTTCATTCGCCCCAGTGTCAGTTCCTGGATGCCGTCTTTGTTGGCCAGCGTATCGAGGTACGACGGCGCTTCGTAAAGATCGCGGTCAAAAGGCATTTACTTTCTTCCTCTCCCAAGCCCGTCAGGTCCACGATAGGGTTCCCTGTTTGAGGCGTCGAATTCCAGCGCCTGCAGATAGAAGGCTCCGCGCCACTGGGGACGCGGTTTCTGGTTGTTTTGATCCATTGCGAAGCGGGCGAAGTCGCGTTGCGCCGGAGACATCGACTGCATCCGGTCACGCAGTGCCGAGCGACAGGCGGCTGTGTTTATCTCGCTGAGCCGGTCCTTGCCAATCTGTACCCGCTCCCATTTCTCGCGCTCCTCGCGTTCGATTTCGCGGACGATGCGGCGTTTCTCGTGCGTCTCCTGGACTTCGATGCGCTCGTATTCGGCGGGCATCTTGGCCCCGCGCTGACCGGGGAGGGTGTACGTTCCGTCAGGCCGCTTCCAGAACTCAGTCGGTTCCGGCGCCCAGTCCTCGCCCGTGCCGATAAACTCCAGTTGCACCTCGCAGGCGGCACAGCACAGATGCCTGTTTTTTCTGAACCAGTGCCGCCCTTCGTGCCCGCAGGCTTCGCAGACGTACAGCACGCGGTCGCTCATAACTCCGCCTCCATCTGGTCCAACGCGCCGGGGTGGGAGACGCTATACTGCGTCCCGAAAAATTCCGTTAGCCGGCTGGCGCCCGCCCGCTCCTCGCCCGGCAGGATGATCCGCGGCTCCTCGCGCGACCCCAGATTGGCGTCAATGTAGCGCAACGGGCCGTCAGATTGCCTCTTCTGGCGTAAGTAGCTGATACTCTGGGCCTTACCTGTCACTTCCAGAATGTGAAGCGACAGATAGATGATCCCCAGCGCCATGAAGCGGTCGTCCTTCTGGCCACTCTCGGCGCGCATGGCTTGCACGTCTTCGTCGCGGTGCAGGGCCTGCATCTCGCGCACAAACTCGGGGCTGTTGATGTCGATTTCTCCGTCGCGCAAAGCCTTCACCAGCAGGTCGATCAGCATGGGCCGCGACCAGCGGTTAGTGACGAAGCCGATACGCGTGGCGGTGCGTTCCGGTTTACGGCGGTCGTAGCGCCGCCAATCGTGGAAATTCGACCAGCCCCATTTCTTCAATTCAAGCTGCGTGATTTCGCCATTTAGCCCGGTTTCGATAGCGATCTTTGGCTGGCAAGTGCGCGCCCCTTGATAGAACAGCGCAAGGCAGTGCATCATTGGCGCTAAGTCCATGGCGTTCACGTAGTTGGAAGCGAACTCGCACACCTGACCGTCGCAGCGTTCTAAGTCTCCCTTGCGTAACCCTTCGATGACGGTGTTGTCCATGCCCACGCCGTCGCCGGTATCGACTCCGAACCCGTAAGTAGCGGTCTCTTCCGGCCACTCGAAAATCAGGACCTTCCCGTCCACGCTGGAAGTCTGCCAGCCTTCCCAGCGCAGCGGCACCAACTGGTACGGGCCGATTTCGAGTATCCGGCGCGAGGTGTCGCGGTCGCGCTCGTCGGCCTGCAATCGGCCGGGCAGGATGCTTTGCGCGGCGCGGAAGCCGAACACGCCCACCGGCTCCTCGCAGGAGTGGTTGTAATCCGAAATCGTGTCCACGTCGAACACCGACTCGCCCGAAGCCATGAAGGCTTCCAAGTCGTCGGCGGCGAACTCGTGCAGAAACTTGGCCAATTCTTTTTTGGCGCGGTGGTCCTCGCGGGTAGACTCCCAGAACCACATCTGATGCCGCGGCATCTGCCAGTTCTCGGGGTAGTGTTTGCGCAACTGGTCGTTGGCCAGAACGTATTTACGGGCGCGCTCGGCATGGGCGACCGTCACGCCCATCGGGCGCCAGTCGGGAGGGACGGGATTGCGTTTGAGCCAGGTCGGGGTGGGGTAGTAGTCCTCGCGCACGAACCACGGCAGAAACACCGTACACCAGCGCGCCCGGCCGTTGCGCTTCCAGTAATTGCGCTTACACTGCTCCCAAGTCTTGAACAGCCAGCCGAATGGGCCTTCTCCGGTGGACTCGCCGATGCCCAGCACGTCGGGCGACTCGTGGACCGCAGGCATCAGCCCGGCGTCGATCAGGTCTTCGGCATTGAGGTACGATGCTAACTCGCTGAGGTGGAATATGTTCGGCGTGTTGCCGCGGCCGATGTCGAACTTCTGCGCGCCATGCTGAATGATGAGCCGCGAATTCTGGCGCCCGAATACGGAGCGCGTGCCGGCGCGGTTGGCGGTGCGCTCGGGCCGCAGCCACCACGGCATCAGATCGTACAGCGCGTGGTACTTCTCGACCATCTCGGCCGAGCGTTCCTTGTCCGAGGAGCCAGTGATAGCGACGATGTTGGGGTAGAAAAATGTGCGGTGCGCTACCACCATCTGCGAGTCGGTGGTGATGCCCACCTGGCGGGCCTTGAGAAACAGCAGAATAATGGCCCAACCCAGGTCTTCCAGGATGCCACGGATGTCGTTGGCGATAAGCTGCCCCTTGTTGGGGCAATAGTGGATCATTTCCTGGCCCGAAAGGATGAACCCATACCGAGTCGCAAAGTACAGATAATCCACCATGCACAACTTGCGCTCGTTCTCGACCCAGCGCGTTTCGTCTTCGTCAAACAGCAGCTTGGGAGCGCCGGTGGCACCGGGCAGCATGCCGTAGTCGTCGAAAAATTTGTCGTACTTGTCGTTGAAGTGGGCTACCGACTGGTCACACGCATCGACGGAGTGATAGATCGGCTCGAAGCCCAACTCTTGTTCGGCAATCTGCAAACCTAAGTCAACACTCCGCCTTGAGTACATCCGCTTGGATTATAAACCCTATTCATCCTCGACCGGCGGAATCATCCGCAGCGCGGCGGCCATTTTCTTGGTCCCATCCTCGAATGACGGCAGTTCCTTGCCCACCACTACGACCGCCTGTTCGGCCTCGACTTTGGTGTTGTTGGCCTGGGCGCTCACCGTGACCTGCTGAATAGCGCCGCCGGAGCCGGGTTGCGCTATGACTCGCGCGGCTTCCATGAACAGCCGCCGGTCCCGATGCCCGTTCTCGATGTCCAGCGCGGCGGCGGCCAGCGAGCGCGCGACGGGAACGGAGTAATCGGCGCAGACCGCTGTCACCGCCAATTTGGCCACATCGAAGTTCCATTGATGCAGCACTTTAGCTATCGCGCCGACGCAGGCAGAGCGGTTCGTGCCGGAGCGCGCGGCCACCAGGTCCAGCGATGGCGCTTCCAGCCCCTTGACCCCATGCCGCCGCACCAGCCGGTCGAAAGTCTTGACGAACTTCTCCATGCCCTCCTCGCCGCGCAGCAACTCGACAACCCGCTGGCGCGCGGCGGCGATCCCCTCCACCCCCTCGGCGTCGCGCACCCGCACCAGCCGCGCCAGCCCGTCCAGCGTACCGTCGAACGCCGCCGGCGCCTCACTGAGCCGCTGCAGCGCCGCCGTCTGGATGTTCGGCGGGGTCAACTCCATCGGCCCGGCGATGAGTTCGTTGACCGGCTTGTTGCTTTTTCTCTTCACGCCGAATGATCCTCCACACTGTCCCTGGATTCCACTTCGCCCCGCGGCGCAACGGGTAGCCCATCTCTTCCATGCCCTCGGCAATCGCCCGCATGGTCCAACCGCGGGACCGCAAAGTCGTGATTTCATCGACCCCCAGAAATTCGTCCGGGTGGCGCGCATCCTCCCCGTAAGGCTTCTGCCCCACGCCGCGCCGCAACGGCAGCAGGCCGCCGCAGTGCGGGCACTTCTTCGGGCGGCGCTTCTTACGGGGCATCGCGGCCACCCTGAATCACGCGGAACTTGGCACGGCGTTGAGCGACTTCAACCTGGCGGACCATTTCCTTCGCAGCCTCCTCCATGCGCCGCACCCCCTCAGCAACGCGCTCCTGATAATCCGGATCGTTGATCGCTTCCTGGATTTCCTCTTCCGACAGATCACCGTAGGTTCGCATCGCCTATAGCCTACACCCGGTACACTTGATTTGCAACAAGGGCTTGTCGGGCGCAAGGAGCGAGGAGGAAACCTACGCAGCTGTGGGCTCCAAGGAGAAGGGAGTCTTGCGCCCGTGTCAGCAGAATACGCCGGACCCGCAGGCGTGTCAAGCCTCTTGCAATTCAGACAGAACTGACCGAAAATGTTTGAGTGTCGTTCTCGGTTGCCGGCGGGGCGGCGGTTCTTCGAAGGCCACGCCCCACTCCAAACCGGCCGGATCGACAGCCCGGCCACTGAGTATGAATTACGCCCGATTCGCCAAACTCCCCGAGGAAATCCTCCACGCAAGAGAACTAAGCCCATCCGACAGACTGGTTTACGCCGAAATGGCCTTCCAGGCGTGGTACAAAGATACCTGCTACATCAGTCAAGCCAAAATCTCCGCCCGCACAGGGGTTTCTGCCCGGCAGGTCAGGCGCAGCCAAGCCAAACTCGAAGCCGAACGATACATCACCGGCATCGACACCGGCCTCCACAAAGTCACCACCTACCGCCTCAATTCCCGCGTTTTCGCACCCCGCAAAAAGCCGAATTATGCGGACATTATGTCCTCATCCCAGCCCCAAAGATGCGGACCTGGTGTCCTCCTTTCTAGAAACAGTAAGCCAAAGACTCTCCACTAGCCCGAAATCCAAACCCCAAAACTCCACAAAAAAATTCATGAAAGTCGGACCTTAAAGGCAGTGGCGGGCGGGGGGGCACCCCGTGGACAAACATCGGCGCCGCGACATCGGAGAGACTGAGCGCGTACCATTCGATACTGTATCCCGCCGAGTTCCGATAACCGAGTTTATGTCAACTTTTCATAATTCGCGCATGTTGTTGATTCGACGCGGGATCGCACATTAAAGCCCGCTGCGAGCGTCTGAAAATGGGACAATTCGGGGCCTCTGCGAACAATCGTGCTACGCTGCAGCGCTTGCCGGCGGCCGCAGTGAGCTGATTCGACGACGCCTCGCAGGCTTGCCGGTCGCACCCGCGATGCCTCAATTTCCCCCTAGAATCGTCGCGTTTGTCTCCATTCTCTCGTTCTCACCTTTGGCCTGGTTACACTGAGGCGGGCTTGCTGGGCCTCCAGCGGGCCGCCACGCGATTGTTGGGGTGCAGGTAGTAGGTAGAGAAGGGGTGAGGCTTGCGGCGCGTCCTGGTCGATTCTAGCGCATGAAGCAATTTTAACGCTCGCGTGTGTGTGTTTCCCCTTGACACTCACATGCAAGGTGTTAAAGTAGGATCAGTTGAGAGAGAGCGAAAGAGAGAATCACCCAATGGGCTACATCGTATCAACGGGCGTGATGCTTGGCACTCACCGTGTCATCTATGGTTAAACTGCGGTCGAATATCAACGTGGGGGCGGCCGGCGGGGCAAGGCCGGCAGAGGTGAGTTATGGCAGGCGAAGCAATCCTGATGCGCGACGGTCATGCCGTCGTCAACGTCAAAGTACGCAATCTCCCATACTTCGATGCGCCGGATGAGGTGCTAGAGATGGCATGGGAGCAGATTGTGAATCACTTCTGGCATGAAGCTGGAGCACTCGCCCGTAAGCGCGGGTACGCCCAAGTGTTCGCGCAAGGCCGGAGTGACGGTTACTGTGAGCCGTTCTATCAGCGCACAGCGGCGGGTGTGACGCAGTTCCAGTCCTGGCCGGGGCAAGGGCCGGAGTTAGGCTATCCGCGTTACCCGGACGTGGAGCACGATAGCGCCGAGCGCGAACGATTCCGGGCTTTCGAGCGCGACATCCGGCGTTTGCTGGCAGAGTGTCGTGAGATGTACGTGGAATTAGTCCGGGAAGAGCTAGCAGCGGCCTAGCGGGGCGGCGCATCCGAGCCTGACCCGTGTGACAGACGGGCCACACGCGGGCGCGAAGCTACGCGAAAAGGAGAAGGGACAGATAACTATGCGAAGTATTCAAGCAAAGGAGTGTTCTACCTGGATCAAGCAAACCTTACGGAGCGCTTTTCCTGATGTCAGATTCTCTGTGCGCCTGTCCCGCTACAGCGGAGGGCACTCGATTGACGTTAACTGGACCGATGGGCCAACGGACAAACAAATCAAAGCTATCTTGGATCGATTCGACGGGCAAGGCTTTGACGGCATGACGGATTGTTCGTTTTACTGTGGCGAGCGAACATACAAGGGGGAACGGATAGACCTGAATTCTGGGTACGTGCGAGGTGGGCGCTCATATTCCCGCGAGTTGATGCGAATGGTCGCAGATCGTGTCTGCTCCGAAATGGGCATCGAGCCGCCCGCACTCGATGAGCGGTACGCCTGCTTTGCTGGCGGGCATGATACGCGCGTTCCGTTCCAGTTCTGGGACCATTGGCTGCACACCGATGGTAAAGAATATCTTACCCTTTGCGACATTTTGAGTACAGCTCCAATCCTTGTGCATGACGCGCATGAGGGTGAATACCTAACTCGCTTAATTGACAAGGTGCTGGCAACGGTCAGCTTGAAACCGAAGGCGGCCCCCGTGGAATTGCCAGAGTATATCAACATTCAAGAGCCGGCCAGCACAGGGCGCGCGAGCTTCGAAGAACCTATGCCGAAGTTTGCAGGACACGAGGAATATGAAAAAGAAGCGCAAGCAATTGCGAGCTTTGAGGTAGTGAACTAGGGCGCGTGCGCGTCACCGGGCTCCACTGCCGACAGCGGACCTCGGCGCGCGGGATGCGCGACAAGGAGAAACATGCGTATTGACATTCTCAACCGTTACACACACGCCGTGCTGTACTCCAGCGCGACCGCAGAAACAATCAAACAGGCAGCCGAAGAGGCGGTAAAGGGCGGAGCCAATCTCAGCGGAGCCAATCTCAGCAGAGCCAATCTCAGCGGAGCCGATCTCAGCAGAGCCAATCTCAGCGGAGCCGA